CTTTCCACTAAGCTTTTCATCATAAATTACAGGCTTATCATAATTATCTATCACAGAATGACCTCCGGTAAATGCTTCATAATTCCAAAGTCTATACATCATTGCAGTAGATTGGATTTTTTCTCCATGTTCAAATTTTTTATAAAATTCATCATGTGTAATAATTACATCTGCTTTTTCATAATCATTAGTGATTGTTAAACCCTTTTCTTTAGCTACAGCTTTTAATCTATCTTGTGTTATTGGACAACGTGGTAATATAAAAGCTCTCTTATAACTTGAAAGATTTGTTGGCCCTACATTCTCTTTAGAAAGATGGTTTTTAATATTTTTATACAGTGTTGACTCTTGTGTTATAAGCACATCTGACACTTCAGAATCAGATAAAAGAACCCCATAAAGGGGCTCTTTATCTAATTTGAAATGATCTAGTGCATCTTGATTGTATTCTTGATATACATTTTTTGTTGCCATATTATTTTACAGTCATTTTAATTATTTCAGGCTTCATCATAAGCTTATTAAACTTTTGTTTGTTGCCATTAAAAATTGTTCTCACAATTAAGTACTTAAGATCATTAGTAAAATACTCCTTTGTGCAAAGAGATTCTAATCTGTCAATTATCTTTTGACTAATTGTGTTATTATTAGAATATACTACCGCATAATTTGCAAGTCTTGTCGCTAATGTAGATGCAATATCTGCACGATAGTTATCATCTTTACCAATACAACCGGTTAACTCACCAAGAATATACTGCTCATTATCATGAGTCAATAAATCTTTTGGTGTAACTAGTTTATCCAATTTATTATTGATAAATACAGTAAACATAGATGCAAATTCATCACCTACAGATCCTTCACCAATCATTTGAATGTAAGCTAAATTACTTTCAAAATTTTCAAAGCTTGAGATTGCATTAAAGAATGTGGTGATTGCACGAGCATTTGTTTCTTGAGTCACAAGCTCTGGGTGTAAAAGTAAGAAATTAATACAACGAGTATCAATTCCTGCTTCTTCTGCCCAACGAGCCCAACAATTTACATCAAATTGTAGATTAGCTGTTATATATCTTGTTTTTTGAGCTGCATCTACAGAATTAACCATATAATCTCCATTATCAGGATTAGCGGTTAAAACAATGTGCCAATCTTGTGGTAAAGACCATGATATATATGTTTGTCTGTCAACACATGATTGTTATCGTAGAGTTTATTATCTCTACTTCTATATGTCACCATATAGTTCAGCATATATCTTCACACTAATGTGTGTTGGGCACTCGTGGGTATATTATATTCTACATTACTGTAGTTTCAATACCTATGCGTTGAACCTTCTCAGATCATTTAAATCTAAGCTTGGCTGCTGATTGTCTTATAATACTAACTTTTCAAACATTCACGCTTACCGTTTCCAGTTACGTTGTAGTGTTAGTACCTTCAAGATATTCCAGCAATTCACCCAATTAGGAGCCCGTTGACAGAGCTTTGGTTAATGTAAGGGCCTTGTTATAAGACGCCTTATATTTCTTTCTTACATTTCTTGTAAGAGGTTTTTGAAGCACATATGCAATGTTAGTACGTATTGTTTTCCAATTACCTTTGTAATTAATATCATCAGCTATATATCTAGCACAATCTGATAATGACTTAAAAGATTGAACATAAGCTCCTTCTTTTAAATATAAATGTACTTCACGAGTTTGTAAATTAGATCCCGTATTACATTCATACTTATAGTTAATCAGTGGTTCATAACTCCACACATAACCGTAAGCACTTTTAGATTGTTTAACATTTGGATTAGCACAAGCATGTATAGGTGCAAAATGAATATTTAATTCTCTTGCTGCTATCATAGCACTGGGCCATAGTTTAATTAAAGATCCTTGTTTAGAGTATTGATATATAGGTTTTTCATTAGTACCACCAATACCTTTAACAGGACAGTCAAGGTTAATATTATTATTAAACTTTTCTATCCAAGACTTTTCTAATTTTCTAAGTTCCAAATTGTTAATAGTATTATTACACAATTCTAAGATCTCATATTCACAAGTTTGATACTTGTTATATAAGTTTTGAAGATGTTTGTTATCATGTCTATTTCCTTTTAGCATGAAACGATGTCTTCTTAATCTTTTCTTTATGTTATAACTACTACCAATATAGCTTTTGTTATTAATTTTTAAATGGTAAATACCGCAAGGGTCTTTACCTCTTAGTTCATCCAAGCGTTTGAATAAATCAATCATAGTTGTCCTCTTTATGTAAAGATACAACATTTGATTAAGTTATCCTAATTTAATTGAGCTCCATACACGCTTGTATAAATCTGACATCGGCACGGTTCCAGTCATCAAGAAGTAAGATACCACCTTTCTTTTTATCTGAGATCCATTCTGGTGCAGCATATGACATACGGTTCTTACCTGTCATCTTGTAACCATTATTTAAATAATCACTTACTGCGAGCTCACTTACCCACTGCCCAATCTTCTTTGTAACAGAAGTACTATTGGCTAGTGTCATAACATCTTTGGATGCTGCGGTTTTTGCACCGTAAGCTACAGAGTCTTTATTGTTATTGATGTTTACAACTTGTTCTTTATACATTTGAAATTCTCTGACCGGAAAACCAACTAAATCACCAAGCTCTTCAATTTGAGCCAAATTTAATTTTACAAAATCAAGTTCATGCTCTTCAGCAATTTGTTTTACCGTAGATGTTTTACCAATACCTGATTCACCTAGAACTTCTATAGCAACAGGTAGTTTTCCTTGTCCCTGTAGAAATCTATTGTTTGTAATAATGTGGTTCATGAAACCTTTCAAATCATCAATATTTAAATTTACTTGTGCCATAATTTTTTTTTTTAATTAATTTAATTGTATTTTTTTTCCGGGTAATTCTTCGTTGATATTGCAATGACTGCTATGTACCCACAAAGCATTCTTGGGACAGTTTTCTGGAGCCCAGGCTTCACCATCCGTAAAATATATAAGAGCTGTATAACGCCCATGTTCATTATAGTGATCTACTACAGGTTGAAATGATGTACCACCTCTACCATGTATTTCCCAATCACGTTTAGGATTAAAAGGTTTAATTGAATTGATCTTTGTATCACACTGCACTACTGTAATCTGATGACCGGTCTTATGCATATGTGTTAACTCAGACCAAAATTCTTCAAGTTCCTTTTGACTTACAGATCCTGAAGTATCAACACCTACACAGATATGATTTTTGAATTTGATCTTTAGTCCCGGATTTTCAAAATACCTTTTGTTATACTTACGTCTAAGTTTCTTTGTATAAACTATAGATGAGTTACCAACAAACCTTCTTAGATAACCCCGCCAATCAAATTTAGGTGGTTCTACATGACATAGTCTTCTAATTAAATCTGCTAGCTCACCTGGAATGTTACCTTGTCTCTTCTCAGTCATTTCAGCATTTTCTTTGATCTGATGTTCAATCTGCTTTTGAATTAACTTCTTTTCAGCTTCAGGTAACTCTTCAAAATCATCCCATGAAGCATGATCATATGGAGTACTTCCATCCATTTGATCCATTAATTCATCAAGAGATGGAGATGAACCATCTTCACGAGCCTGTTGTAATAATTCATAATATGTTTTAGTACCGGCTCTTTTTGGAAGATCTAGCTCTGGAAATGAATCCATAGTTATACCACCATCAGGAAGATAATCATTATCAATATATTGATTGATCTCCAGATCTGCAGCTATATTAAATAGCTTTTTATCTGCATACTGATCCCTGACCAACAGATGCCCAAATGATATATGAAGAAGTTCATGTTTCAATAAACCAATTCTATGTTTATCATTTAAATTTGTAAAAAATTCAGGGTTAACTGCAAGTTGTACACCAATACCATGTTTACTAACACCAGCAGTAGGAAGCTTATCTGTATAAACCTTATTAAGGCCAACTAAAAAGAGCCCATAAAAGGGCTCTGTAAAAATTAGGGTTTTGCTTGCT